CATTTGAATATAGATTTCAAAAATCTTCTAGGTGATATACTTTGTGATATAGTAGATAAACATTATTCAGAGGGGGTTATTAGTGGTACAGAATCAGACGATAGAAGTAACGACACTAAGTCAGTTATTGAACAATGAAGAATTCAATCGTAAGGTAACACCGTTTCTAAAAAAAGAATATTTCAAAGATAGAAGTCAACAGATTGTCTTTGAAGAAATAAATGACTTTGTAGAGAAATATTCTAAACCTCCAACTCAAACTGTTTTAGAAATAGAAATTCAAAACAGAAGAGATTTATCAGAAACTGAAAATACTAGTGCATTAGAACTTTTAAAATCACTTGATAAATCAAAGGTTGATTACGATTGGTTATTAAAAACAGTTGAACAATTCTGTAAAGACAAGGCTGTGTATAATGCAGTTGTTGATAGTATAAAAATAATAGAAGATAAAGATAAGAATAACACACCAGAATCTATTCCTAGTATACTATCAGATGCACTTGCAGTATCTTTTGATAATCATATTGGACACGATTATATTGATGAGTCAGAAAGACGATTTGAATACTATCATAGAAAAGAAGATAGAATACCTTTTGATTTAGAATACTTTAATAAGATTACTAAAGGTGGTTTACCTAACAAAACTTTAAATGTTGCACTTGCTGGTACTGGTGTTGGTAAATCATTGTTTATGTGTCATATGGCTGCATCAACTTTGATGCAAGGTAAAAATGTTTTATACATTACATTAGAGATGGCAGAAGAAAAGATTGCAGAAAGAATAGATGCAAACTTAATGAATCTATCTATTGATGATTTACACGAACTACCAAAGAAAATGTTTGATGATAAAATTAATAGTATATCAAAGAAAACAGTTGGTAAATTAGTAATCAAAGAATACCCAACTGCATCTGCACATAGTGGTCATTTTAAAAGTTTAGTAAAAGAACTTGCACTCAAGAAATCATTTAAACCAGACATTATTTTTATAGACTATCTAAATATATGTTCATCAGTTAGATTTAAAGGTAATGCAAGTGTAGGTTCATATTTTTATATTAAGGCGATTGCAGAAGAACTTAGAGGATTTGCAGTTGAATCTAATGTTCCAATAGTATCTGCAACTCAAACAACAAGAAGTGCATACACCTCAACAGATGTAGGACTAGAAGATACATCAGAAAGTTTTGGTTTGCCTGCAACTGCTGATTTGATGTTTGCATTAATATCTACTGAGGAATTAGAAGATTTAAATCAGATAATGATTAAACAATTAAAGAATAGATATAATGACCCCACAATGAATAAAAGATTCATATTAGGAATAGATAGAGCAAAGATGAGGTTATATGATGTTGAACAAGTCGCACAAAAAGATGTGTTAGACTCTGGACAAGATGAACCAGTCTTTGATAATACTGGTGTTGGAAAAAGATTAGGAGAAAAATCTTATGAAAAGTTTTCCGACCTCAAGATATAAAAAGTATAAGATAAAATACTACTATGATGTTGAATGGAGAAATGAAGAAGCTGTCTATGTTGTTGTTGAATTACCAACAAATGATGTTGTCCAAGTATTCAAATTCAAGGAAGACGCTGAAGAAATGGTTTCAAATTTAATGACTATAAGACCATTTGGTAGAGACCCTTTACCTAAATTCTTAAAGGAAAAAAAATGAAAGATGACCCAACAAAAGACCACCCACCAATATGGGGTAAAGATGGTAGTCAAGTATTATTTAAAGAGAGATATCCAGTTGTTCTCAAAACATATGAGAAATGGAAAAGTCTAAACCCTTTATTAGAAAAATATATTAGACAACAAGGTGATAGAATAAATCATAAGTCAAATGTAAAAGCACAGATGACAGAATGGAATATGCAAATGGAAGCTGGTGGTGAACATTTTCAAGAACTAGTAAACTGGGTTAGAGAAATTTCATTAGAAATATCACCAGTACAATTTATACCAGATTGTTATGATGTTTGGGGTGCAGTATATAAAAAAGGTGATTATACTGTATCACACGACCATTGGCCTGCAATATGGTCTTGGACATACTATGTAAATGTTACAAGTCAATGTTCTCCACTAGTATTTACAAACACAGATTATAAAGTACAACCAGTAAATGGATTGTTAGTAATATTTCCAGGCTGGGTTAAACATAAGGTATTACCACAAGAAAACGACCACGAAAGAGTTATGGTTGCTGGTAATCTAAACGCAAGAAGTGGAATGTTTTAGGGACTTGACAAATGTTCAATTTATAAATATAGTATATACAACTATGGAAAAATTGAACTATGTTAACATTTAAAGAATTCTTATTAGAAGATAAACAAGGCAAAAATCTACACCTTGAACACCTAGAAGATGAGATACTCAACTTTGGTGTTGGTGGGGGTAGAGGTGCGATTAATTTTCTACAATCACTTAGAGATATGTTATCTGGGTCATCAAAAGGTTCAGTTAATATGACTGTTAAGTGGGACGGAGCTCCTGCTATATTTGCAGGCGTTGACCCTTCAGACGGCAAGTTCTTTGTCGCAAAGAAATCAGTATTCAATGTAAATCCAAAGTTATATAAAGAAGAATCAGAAATAGATGTTTCTGGTGATTTAAAAGATAAGTTTGCAATCGCACTCAAAGAATTTAAAAAACTAGGAATAAAAAATGTAATTCAAGGTGACTTGATGTTTACCCAAAAAGATTTAAAAAAGGAGAAAATTGATGATAAAACCTTTATTTCTTTTCAGCCTAATACTATCGTGTATGCTACACCTATGGGCAGTGAACTTAGTGGACAAATCTCTAAAGCAAAAATTGGAGTCGTATGGCACACAACCTACGAAGGTGATAATCTACCATCAATGTCAGCAAAATTTGGAGTGGACATAAAAGGATTAAAAAAGATAGATAGTGTATGGATGGATAATGCTTCATTTAAAGATGTTTCTGGTAAAGCAACATTTACTCAATCAGAAACAGATGAAGTAACATCATACTTATCAACAGTAGGTAAGATTTTTAGACGAATAAATTCATCATTGTTAGAGAAGTTTATTAGACTTCAAAATTCAATGGTAGGGAATTTGTCTGGTGCTTCTCTGAAAACATATAATAATTTAAAAGTAAGAGAAGGACAAACTATCAAAAATGTAAGACAACACGCTCAAGGATATCTTGACCATATTGCAAATCATTTTGATAAGAATAAGGACAAAGTAAAGACACTCGGAGCAAAAGAAAAGATTGAAAGAAATAAGAACGAGTATCTGAGAGAGTTTAAGAAACATATCAGAAATATAGAAAGTGTCATTTCTTTTCAACAAGCCCTTGTGGCCGCAAAGATGTTAATTGTTAAAAAGTTGAATTCAGTTAAACAACTAACGGACACCTTTATAAAAACGAAAAATGGATTTAAGGTTACAAATCCAGAAGGTTATGTTGCAATTAATAATGATGGTAAGGCCGTAAAACTTGTTGATAGAATGGAGTTTAGTTTTAATAACTTTACTGCAATAAAGAATTGGGATAAGTGACTTGACAAATAGATTTAAATATAGTAACTGTAAGATAATAATAATTAAAAAATTGAAAGGAAATATATTATGTTAAAATTTAAACAATTTATTTTACAAGAACAAAAATTAAAAGCAGAAGATTATGAAGCAGCTATTGTTATTGGTTGGCACAATAATAATAAAAAGAAATTAGATGTACCATCATCAGGCATAAGTTCAAAAGTTTATGATATGTTACAAAATAATAAGTCTGCAATACAAACTGGTGAGTTAATTGCAAATGCAATCGCAAAGAAGTTTGGAAATAAAAATGCAAAGGCAGAACAATATGGTCGTGCAAAATCTAAATTAACACCTTTTTGGAAATCATATGGTGCAACAGATACAACACCTAAAACTGATATATTAATAGGTGATAAAAGAATATCTTTAAAAATTGGATTAGCACAATTAATGTCTGGTGGTAAATCAGAATCAACTGCAACATTTTATGGTGCGTTAAAATCTACACCAGAGTTATCAAAGTCAGAACAATTTAAAAAAGTTAATGATGTTTTTGAGTCATTTGTTACGAGTACACTTGCACCTAGTCAATTAAGACCAATAATAAAAAAAGGTGATAACCCAGTTGTTAACTCAGCAGAAAAGGCACATAAAGATTGTATGAGAGAGTTAGGAAATTTATTTGAAGAGTCAGATAAATTTAAAATCGCATTTGCAAGAGAAGCAATGTCTGGATATGAAAAGTATGGTCGTAATAGTAAAAGTGCAGCTGAGTTTATGGTTGTTGCAAATAATACTGGTACTAAAGTTGAGATTCATAGTGTTGATGATGATGCATATTGTCAAAAGATTGCAAATGCAATGAGATTACAAGCAAGATTTAAAACATCTTCTAGAAAAGTAAAAGGTGAAAAGACTGGTGAATATAATTTTTGGTCAGTTGTATCTTTGATTGTCAATAGTATGACAAGTGATAAACAAGAAGATATTTCAGAGGGTATTATTGATACTATAAAAAAGAAAGTTAAATCTTTATTTAGTGGTGTCATAAACAAAGTTAAATCATTTATATCTAAGGGTGTGAATAGTTTGATGAAGTTTCTAGGTGCAGAACCAGATGTAAGTTTTAAAAAGGATATAAAGTTTTAATGAAAACATTTAAACAATTTATAGAAGCACCAAGAATACCTAGAAAGAAAGGTCAACCAGCAGGGTCTGATAAACAT